TGTCCAGTAGGTTCTGCTTGACAGCAGCGCCTATTGTCCGCCCCACCGAGCGGTAGATGCCCGCGAGATAACCCTGGAGCGCCATCGGCTATCTCCTAGCTCCCGAAGTGGGTTGCTGGTTCGCCGTTCAGCAATAGACCGTAATCGTACGACACCGCATCATCTAGCGGGGCACGCAGCGTGCATCCCGTAACGAGATACGTTGCCTGCCAGATTACGACCGAGGCCGAACTGTCTACCAAGCGTAGCGCCACGCCGTCTTCATCTCCGATCTTGGCCTGCAGGAACGTCCGCGCCAGAGCTTGGCTCGAATCTCCACCCGAAAGGACGTTGACTGTCACGTTCTGTGCTTCGTACAGCGTCAATAGATGGGTCCGCCATGGTAGCGATGAATCTCCGTGCGCCGTGATGTCAACAGACCCGTGCACTTGATTGAGTTCCGGGAAGGATCCCCCGCGGATGCGAAGCGCATCCCAGGAAGACGAACCAGTATCCACTTGAATCAGATAGTTATAACCGCGTTCTGCCATCATTCACCTCCTCACTGAGCCAACATGACCCAGTACCTCCGCATCCCCCTCCATATCTTGGTGCCGCCGACCTCTTCCGAGATCACGCCACCAGCTACATCGGGGAATACCTTAGCCGTGCCCCATCCCGATACGGTTACTTGTGCCTTCCCTAGGCACGCGAACACCGCATCGTACAGCGCCACGGCACCAGTATACGTCGTTGTCCACACGTCCACCTGCAGCCTCACTATGTTCAGCTGCGGATCCGATACAGCATAACAATATTCCTGCCGGTCAGTCAACGGACAAACGTAGGTGATGTACGGATACGCAGGATTGTCCGCCGCGCCCATCGGGTACACCCTGGTCGTGATTGCTTTGACGGCCTCATCTGTAATCAGAAGATTACGGACCGCAGTCGCCAGCGGACCCGCCCAGTCAGCCACCTACGTCACCCCCAATATCCGCTTGACATCATCTCGTGTCCCGTCCAGCGTTAGCGTCAACCATGGCCTCGGCGCCATCCTAGATGTCCCGACCTCCAAGTACAGCGCGTAATCAAGCTGCTTGCCGCCACGTTCCTTTTCTAGAACACCGAACCGCCCCGTGACGCCGCTCTTGTCAATCTCAACGTCAAAGGTAATGGAAGCGCGCAGGTGACCGGTAACAATTCCAGGGAAGCCGCCTTCCGGACTTGGACTCCCATGATACATGTTCGTCTTGGCATAGTCTGTGCAGAACGCAACGGCATCCCGCATCCGGTTAGCGGCCTCGCGGTCCACTAGCGCTTCAAACTCCGCGCTATTCCATTCTACCTGTACTACATGCGGCTCAGGCATCGGTTCCCTCCAGCCGAACGACGTGGCATTCCAGATGATGCCCCATTCCGTCAACGTCGTCAGCGGAGAGGACATCATAGTACCGCCCTTGCCAGAGGATCCGGTCGCCAGGAGCAGCGTCTATGTCTGCCGGTAATACTACCATATGCGTAGCGACCCGTGCATCGGCCCCCCCGGCTGCCTGTAGCGCCTCGCGCCTCGCGTAATCGCCCATCACGACACGGCACTTCGCACCGCGGTCAATCCGCGACCAGGTAGGGATCTCCTCCCCGTAGTCGTTGACCGTCCGCGTTGCCCGGTAGATGTCGCAGGTCGTGTTCAGCCCTAGCATCAGACCGTCACCCTCTTGTACCTGTCCAGCCGCAGGAGAAGGTCCTCGTTGATCCTAGTCCCGCCTCCGCTCATTGCCCACGGTACCGCGGATCCGAACGTGACGCTGTAATTGCCGAGGGAGAACTGCGCAGCTCCGCCAGCATCGCGGTACGCGTTCTGAATGACAAGCAGCTGCCGACAAGCCAGCTCAAGAACAATCTCCTTCAGCTCGGCTGGGATCGGTATGTGATTGCCGGACTCGGTCGAGGACTCGTCTGAGTAGCCGCCGATGTACTTGATCTGCACGGTCAACGCATCTGTCTGGTAACGTTCCGTTGTGCCAATCAGCTCGCCTTCCTGGGAGCCGATTAGCCGTATGTAGCTCGGGTAGACCGCGTAGTCGCCAGTTGACAGTTCCGTATTCCAGACAAGGATCTGCTTCACCTCAACGATCGGTGGCCGAGTGACGGAGATCACGGGTGAATAGTCGTGCGTCTCCGTCACCTCGGCCTCATCGAATTGCCGATCGCAATAGGTTTCACAGAACGACTTGGCCCACGCTAGCAGGTCGGTCACAGACAGACCGTACTCGGTGGTCCCATCAACGATGGGTACCCCGGTCCGCGCTGCTACGTCTGCCGCTACAGGCCAGGCCACGTTAGCTCACCGGAATGCTCGGGCTATCCCACGCTGTCAACGTAGCACAGCATGTAGATGACGCCCCGTTGCTAGCAATCAGCTTGATCCGGCAGTACTTCAAGAGATCCGCCACTGGAATCGCATACGTGGCGGCATCCACGCCTGATGTGCCCGTATAGGTTTTCTCCGCGAACACATCCGACCAGGACCCAGTCGTGCCGGCGCGCGTCTGTAGTGTCACCTTCACTGTCTGAGAAGTCCCAATGTCGTCCATGCTCAGGATCAGGACGCCGTCCCGGCAGTTGCCGACAGTGATCCCATTGTCACCAGAATCGTTCACCGGCCCGTAGAATGTAGCATTGTCCCTAAGCGCCGGATAGAGCAAGGTGACTGTCTTCATGTTGCTATCATGGTCCATGCGCATTCAGATCACCTCCGCGTTACGTGATATTGATGATACGGAACTCCGCCGGCTGCCGCGGGGCCCCATCGGTTCGATGAGATGCCACAATCCCAATCTGTAGCTGGTCGGCATACCGCTCGCGCAGGACCTTGATTGCCAACGGCCCGCTGTCCGCAATGACGTAGTTCTGGAAGTTCCCCAGGATGATATGAGCAGTGGAGATCTGCGTGCTCATGTAGACGGGGAGCCCGAGAAGCTGATTCCGTGGCGCCGCAGCTAGATCCACAATGTACTGGAACTGGCCCGTGCCGGACTTCCACTTGCGGATCGTCTGCATCGTAGTCGGGTGCATGATCCAGGCGTTGTATGTGCCGTTCGCAGCGTCAATCGCTGCCATCTGATCAAGCAGGGAGTCAAAGCTGAGCGATGCCGATGCGACGTTCGATACGGTGACGCCAGGCTGGGAAAGCAGTCCCAGCGGTTGCGAGCCGCCTGTACCGGAATAGTACGCAAGGTCCTCAGCCAGCCCGATCTGTTGCGTGATGTCGGCCCGTACAATGGACTCAGCAGAGATGGCGCTATACGCGATCAGATCCTCGTCCAGCACCGTCCTCGCCGCTACCCGGCGCGGCTGCAAGGTCAGCATCCCGAATGCGACATCGGAATCCGTGATGGCGCTGGAAAGCGGAGAATCCCCAACCCAGTACGCCGTCGTGCTTGCCGTCTGACGCGGGATCCGCAGCGTGAGCGGCGCGTTCGGAATCACTTGAGCGCCCGCCGCCCGGAATACGGTGCGCGCGCTCAGTTGCCCGATTAGCTCGGCTGACAGTTCCTCTGGAACGAGGAAGCCACCAGCCGTGTCGGGAATAAGCCCTAGTGCTTTGTAGACACTAGAATTGCTGGACTCCTTGATCCAGTCGCGCTCAAGCTCACGGCCATCCCAGTTCCCGGTGACAATTCCCAAGACCGCCTTCGAGATCTGGAATTGCTTGAGATCATCAGATCCTTTCGGCTTCGTATGAATAGTCGGGAACCGCGTTTCCTTGCCGACAGCATCCTGCGCATCTACCGCAGCGACCTTTGTCGGTTCCTTCATCTCAATCCCAGGCGTAACCGGTGCCGGAACGCCCTTTTCCTCAGCCTCTTGCTCGGCCTTTAGCTTCGCCAGCGCCGCAGCAATCAGCTCTTCCGTTTGCTCTTTCGTGATCGGCTCTGCCATATTCTCACCTCCGTACGACGACTGTTGCAGCTAGTGCCGCGGCCTGACTCCGCAGAGCCTCGACCTCCGCTACCGCTTCGTCGCGTTCCGTGCGTAGCTGCTGGACGTACCCTTCTACGAATTCTAGCAACCGCTCCGGAGAGATCACCCCGGCTGCGAATGCAACCTTCGCATCCTCCAGCGTACGCAGTTCCACGTCGGCCTCCTTCTTCGTAGCCGACTCGCTCACCGCATCCTTAGTCTCAACTGTTTCAACCACAGTCTCTTCATCTACATGCGCGTCTAGCGCTATACCCGTGACCTGCTTTGGACGCTCGCGCGCCTCGCCCGCCATCCACAATGACTTCATCACCGGGGATCCAGAGGAGAACACCATCTCACCGTAACTGTCAAGGACCTCACGCGCAGAGTTTGTGCGCATGGCATCGGAGTTCGCCGGGATCACCACTGGACTGAATTCGATCATCTCCCAGCGGTCGTAGATCCAGCCGGACTCGTTCTCCCTGACGGCCCGCGGGAGGAACCCGATGCTCGTAGCATTCAGCACGTACGCGTCCCACAACCGCTGGTAGACGGCGGCCTCGGTATCGGGTTGGTCCGTGAGCCACTGCCACTGCGCCCAGATCCTGTCCCCGTATACCCGCAATTCCTCCGCGAAGCCGATCGGGAACGTCTTTATATGCATCGGAAGGACGACTGGGTTGGCCAGGTAGCTATCCAGTTGAGCGCCGTTCGCGTTGACAACGTCGCCGTCTCTGTCCGGAGCGCTTGACGTAATGATAGCGCTCGCTACCGGACGCCCCTCGGCGAGGAACTTGCCCTGTACGATGAACCGGCGCCGTGGCCGCCCATCAGGGACGGTCCGCTCGCACGGCACGAACTTATAGACCGCCTCGATAGACTCTTTGTCCAGTAGCCGCTGGATCTCGGCCCTTGGCAAGACCTGGCGGTCGCGTTCGCCCTTGATGCGTACCTCTGTTACGATCAGTTGCTCGTTCTCCATCTCGCCCCCCTCCGCCCTTCCGAATCGGCGGCGTTGACAGTTCCAATAGCTTCGCACCGCACCGGGGGCACTGGTCTGCCCAGTGCTTGAGAATCATTCGGCACTCGGTGCATTGCATCAACATTCACTACGGTGCCAGGTACCAGTAGATGTAGACCGTTACCGATCCGGCATCCCCGGCTGTCCCGCCCGCCGGGATGGACCCGATAACAGTTACAGCGGTACCGCCCACTGTCCCGATGCCAGCGAACGGCATCGCACCAGAAGATCCCATCCTGAACACGCCAGTCGAACTCTTGACGTCCAGCGCATTGACCCACTTTGTGGTCTCCCCGGTTATTCCGACCGACAGCTGATGGGTCCCGTCGCCATTGCACGCCGTAGTAACAACGACAACCACGTCCGTGACAATTGCGTTTGCCGGGAGAACGAACAGGTTCTTGGCAGTTGTGTCCGTGTAGGCCAGGGTGTTCGATGACACCATCAGCGCGCCGGAGTTGGTCGCCCCCGTGTGATAGATGGCCCCACCCACCACGAGCGGCGGCGTCCACGTCAGTCCGCTGGAAGCAGTCAATGTACCCGTGACCGTCAGGTCTCCCGTGATTGTCGTGTCGCCGGTGATTCCGAGCGCCCCGCTCAGGGTTGTGGCCCCGGAAACGGTCAGAGCGTTGCCGACAGCAACGTTGCCGCGCGTGGCGAAGTTGCCATCAATTGTAAACCCGCCAAGGACAGTGCCTTGCGGTGTCATCCAATAGATCCAATAGTCGCTCAACGTCAGCGTTGTCTGACCCATCGCCAGCGCGCCGAACAGAACGACCGCCATTAGTAGAATCGCCTTCTTCATGGATCACCTCCCAGCGGTGTTCAGTAGATACTGAACATACCGCTTACCTTCCTGTTCGAACCATCCTCGCAGGGCAATCTCTAGATCCCTGCCCCCAGATTCCTCGGCCTTGGTCAACAGCTTGTCCCACTCCTCTAATACCATCTGATCCCAGGCATCCTTGTTCTCGTAGATCATCTTAGTCCCGCCTCCCTCTCAGCCGCTAGGATCAAGTCCTGCCAGCGCTTCGCGAGCTTAGAGAACGATTCAGCCGCATCCACGGCCGCGGCGAATTCGAACCGCTCCGCCGGAGATAATGCCAAGATTGTCTCAGTAAGCGCCACGGCTGCGACCCGTCTACTTAGTGCAACATTCATAGCCTCAGAACCTCCTTCTGAACTGTCACGGCTGTTCTATTCAGCACTACCCAGATTTCAGCCGTTGGATCGTCTGGTATGGCGTTGCAGACAATGGCATCATATCCGTGCATCGCTGCCAGTCGGCCTGGATCTTGGATCAATGATCGCGCCCTCAAGTAGTCCTCGCGGGAGAGTCCCAATGATTCTCTACGACTGCTCAATTCGCGTAAGGCAGCTTCCATCTTCTTCCTAAGGTCTTCCTTGCGTATAATTTTGGCTCCCGGTCTCAATGCCATACGCATCACCACGCCCTTCCCAGGAGCGTTCGCATATACGCCGGCAATACGTCTCGCTGCCTCCGGGTTTCCGGCTGCCGTTTCCGTGACAGCCATCACATAAGTTCCGGAGCCATGTACGCCAGTTCCACAGAATAGGTCACCTTCCATGTATTGCTTGGCATATTGTTCAGCTGCCAATCCGCGATACATTTCCACAACACCATCTTGCTTGACAATTACATCCATTTCATTCTGGGACACAAGACGCGGTTTGCCATCAAAACCCTGCATATGATTGATTTCTCTCAGAACAGGATCGCCGCGACGTGTCGGAGAGTCGTAATCGTAATCAATGGGCTCCCTGGTCGCTTCCATGGCCGAACTCCGTGTCCATACCCCAAGGTCGCCATCATCGAATCGCGCTGGCTGATACGGGTCTTGGTACTCTATCTCGTCTTCCATATGCAACGTCACCGGCACCGGAGATTCCGCGCACCGGCAGTTCACGACTTCCGCAGGCCCGGCTGCGGGGTCCCCTGGGTATGCCAGCGCAACGCCGGTGATCGGATTCACAAACGGCTCGTCCAGCGGCTTGACCGTGCCGTGCAGCATCTTGTGCCCCTCACGGCTGTCCCCGTGTAGAGCGTGTAGCCACTTGCGCTGCTCAATCCCGGTCTCCTCGTACAGCTTGTGCTGACCAGTGGCGACAGCGGTCAGTGTCTCCGTGCGCGCGATCCGCTCCGCACGCACCCGGCTCATCCAGTCGAACTGCTCGCGGAGCCTGTCAGCGATGGCCTGGGGCCCCTGGCCGTCGCGCATCCCCTCGCGGATGACATCCAGGACCTCCGCTTGCGTTTCCTCTGTGAGCCACCGGCGCAACTGCTCGCCGCGCCACCGTGTGTACTCCTCAATCGTGGGTTGGAACGAATACCGCTGCATCCAATCAGCGCCGATGTCAACCCCGAGCTTGGTAAGTATCTCCGCCCCGTGCTCCGCCCCCTGTTCGACAAGCTTCGGCAGGTGCGCCCGCGCTACGGTCTCCAGAATGACGCCGCCCGGATCTGCCGGAGCCACGAATGCGTACGGGTCTCCTGATAGCGGCCTATCCTGCGCGGCTTTGATCTCTTCCTTGGTCTCGTCCTTGTTCGCGCCCTTTTCACTCACCTCACCGACCGGAATGAACCCAGCGGGTACGAACACGCGGTCAAGGTCCTCGCCCTCTCCCACCGGCTTTCCCCACCAATCGCGGATCTCGTTCGGCGTCCACCCTTGCGCGAGGAGGCTCACCCCGATCTGTGCCATCTCGGCAACGTCCTCCTGCAGCGCCTCAATCTCGGACAGGTCAAAGAACAGCTGAATGTCCTCATCAGGAACAAGCTCGGCATTGAGCGTCTGTTCGATCTTGCCAAGCCTAGGGATGACGGCATTCTCCCAGAAGAGCCTCCGCATGGTCTGCGCGGTCGCCCGGTTTGTGTCCTGATACAAGCCGACAATGATCGGAGGGACCCCGTACGCCGCAAGGATCTCCTCTCTAGACCACGCGCGCAGGTTCAGGAACTGCATGTCCCGATGGGTCGGCGTGTACCGCTCCGGCCTCAATCCAGACCCGAACACGTGCGTTCGGTGCGCGTTCCCGACACCGCGGTGCTTCGCCTCCCAGCGCGCCTCCACTTCCTGCGCTTGGCTGGTTGTTAGCGCCTGATCAGTCACCAGTACCATCCCCGGCGTGGCATCGTTCTCAAAGAAGAGCCTGTTCCAGTCAATCGCCTTCACGTCTGCCAGGATCGCCTGGCGGAGAACCTCGGTCGGCGACAGGCCGTAGTACGGCGTCTCCGGATTGAAGTACCTGAACGCTATGAGATCGCGCTTGTCGAACACGATGGCCTTCGCGCTCTTGCGGTAGACCCAGCCGCGTATTAGCTCCGTTTCCCCAGGGATAGCCCACACATACCGCGGGTCAACCATCGGCCACAGCGCCGCCACCTCGGTCCTGTTCTTGTTCGCCCAGATACGCTCCCAGTACGCCTCGCCCTCCAGGTCCAGGTAGGTCACTGTCGCCTGAATGAGATCGTTCTGTGTCAGGCTACCGTCACCCATCGGGTTGGCTAGCAACGCCAGGACCGGGTGGTCCTCAATGATCTCCGCGGTCCCCTTTGAGATCATATGCGGGATGACCTGATCCCACTTGAGCCCGTGCAGCGCCTTGTATTGCGCCTGCGACATGCGGCGCTCAACGCGCATGGCGCGCAACGGCACGTCAGCCGCGGCCATGGCTATCGCCCGCACTGCGGAATACGTCCAACTGTGCACGCGGTAGGCGGACGTTAGATCGGTCCAGCGGGTTAGGTGTGGCGCCTCCGCACCGGTGATAGAGAACTCAGCCGGGATGACCCGGCCCGACTGCGTCGCGCGCGTAACTTTCCCGAGCCCTTTGTCCAGCGCTGCTAGAATTCCCACGCTCGCCTCCAAACGAAAGGCCCTCGCCGTTGGGCGAGGGCCCTATTCGGGTACCTCATGTCACGCAGTATAGCGCGACTAGTACACTATGTCAAGACCAGTAGGATGTCCGCTTAGACCTCTTTTACTATGACCGGCGCGGAGCAGATAGGACAGACTGGACCCTTGCTCTGACCGGTTACCTTGCGCACCCGGTACGGGATGCGCGTCGGTCGCACCTGGCCGTGCGACGTGCAGTAGTACCGATACCGCTTGCGCTTCTTCGCTGGATCAGTCACTGGTCGCCTCCTCATCGTCCTTTTTGTCAATCAACCAGATGGCCTGCTCGCTTATAACCAGTGCGCGCCCTTCCGCAACGCGTTGCCTGGCAGTTTCTCTGGGACACATAGCCGTCAGCAACGTGCCGCCGCGCCACACCTTGATGCTGTTTGTCAACAGCATATTCGGATCTTTCCGCCATGATTGATCTTCTGGACCGCTGTTCCACTTCATGTCAACCCCTCCTTGCCTGCCCTGTCGCGCCTCGCGTCGCCCGGCCTGGCCTTACCGCGCCATGCCTGCCGCGCCGCGTCAAGCCTCGCCCAGTCCTACCTTGCCGCGCCTCGCCTGGCCTGCCATG